AAAATAACATTGCCCTACACGGGGTTGATGATTGACCAGTTGGCAACTCCATGCCTATATGCTGATTCATAGAAAATTGTTTACAGAACGTTCCGCATGTGTTCGAGTGAAAACACATGTCTCCCGGGTGGTATATCGCGGGGCCTATTCAGACTTCGTTGGTCTCTGTCTTAATTTACACTACTCGGTGATTGAAACCGGGCATATCGGCACAAGGCGGCTTGGGGCAGCAGGCCTTGTGCGGAACTGTTTTTGCATCCGTCATAAGAACACCAAACTTTTGGAGGCTCGGACCAGCTTGCACACTATAGCGCCTTACAGGGGGTCTCAACTTTTTACAAAAGTGGGTGTTCTACAGACATACGTCAATGCTCGACAGCGCGTTTTTCTCTGTACTGGAAGGCGTCAACAATCCAATAACGCGTATGTTAATAGCTCTAGGGAATTCTTGCCAGAATCTTTTCTCCCTGCAAACAATCTAATAAACCAGATTAACCGGTCAATCATCGGTCCTTTCAAACATCAGGCGACCAACGCTGATGAGTCACGAGGGAAGACGTGATACTAAGGAGTACGCACTCCTCATAATTCCCTACTGCGTAACCAACTCGCAGTCAAACTCGGCTATCCAGCCGGTCGCAAACTCGGCCATCCGGCCGTTCGCATGTGTCAGACTACTGACGAGTGATGCGGCTTAAACCAAGGCTGACATGATCAACTGACCCCCAGCTTTTAACGCCGAAGGCCCATATCTCTTTGCAGCATCAAGTAACTCCTTCTTCATCAAAGAACCGAGCGACTTGTTAGGTTGAGAAGCCTTAGCCAATGCCAAATTGGAAAACGCTGCTTGGACAATGGACAGGCCTATAGGGTCACTGTCATTTTGGGTCGCAGCTGCATCAGCTAACGTTCCAACAAATTCCACATGAGTGATATACTCATAGAAAAATGTTTGTCCAGGCACGCCTGTAAATTTGACGGCCATGGGGGCCGCTCCTATGAGCGTGCCCCCAGCAGTTTGCAAATAATTTTGCCTAGAAAACGGAAACAGCATCCTGATATAATCTTGCGACTCGTTCTCGAGAGGAAAGAAATCTTGATAAGATGTTTCATCATCCGTGACAGCACACGTAGAAATTCTACACTTCTGTCGGCCTGCCGGCGAAATGTTGGCTTCCAACTTAGAATCAAAAGCGGAGAACGTCGTCCCCGCTAAATTTTCATGAGTGGGATGAGCATAACAAGTAATCAAACCTGATCTATTAAGCTCTGTTCCCGTGTACTGGACAGACAGAGAAGCAGAAATCATCCTTCCCACTACTCCGACTGTCGCAAAAGTGCCATCCTCATTCGCCAATTGACTTTTAGTGAAAGGCAGGTTTGTCGCAGTTGCCTGCAACACACCGGCAGTTATACTGCCTAGGGTGTAGGGTGTCATCGAACTTTCCAAATTCGAATAATTCTTCACAGTATGATAAATACAGGGAATATCGTTCGCTAAATTTGGTGAAACCAATATCCACCCAACCCCACCTTCACCTACCACAGCTGTCCCTCTAACATAACCATGAGCCTTACGGCTGGGTCTAGACGGATTGGACGGCACACAACAGCC